ATTAACACATGACGATTTGGCTGACGCACTTGCGTACGTTGACCAGATTAGTTCCGTGGTCTACGCTACTGATGAGTGGGAGACCGAAGACTTTGAACCTCTCGACGAGATCTCGGGGTACTAAGGCAAGACCCAACTACTAACACAGGTAAATCATCATGGCAGCTAACAAATCCGCTGGCAAGGGCCGGCGCTACTTCAGCACTAAGGTCAAGGCTGAACTTGGCGCTGATTTCCCAATCTCCGGCGACATTACCACTGACACTGAGGGCAACGTTGTTGTCGCCGCTCCTGTCGTGACAAGCTCCACCAGTTCGCTGAGTGGTGCCGGTGCTGTTCCGATCACCCACTCCATCTGTGAGCTGACGACTACCGGTGCTGATGCACTCACACTGGCTGACGGTGTTGAAGGTCAGAACCTCGTAGTCACCATGATCGTTGACGGTGGTGCGGGCACGTTGACTCCCGCAAACCCGGCTGGCTTCGCCACCTTGACGTTCGACGACGTCGGTGACTCTGCACAGTTGCTGTTCACCAACGGCACTTGGGTACTCCTGGGAGGCCTGGCAACAGTCGCGTAATCATAGCTACATCAGGATGGCCCCGAAAGGGGGGCCTCCCTTATCAACATATAGGAGCCACCATGGCGAGCGTACAGATTGTAGACGAGGAAATGAAGGCGGACGTGATCCACGACTCAGCTCAGGGGCAACTTGTTGATTGGGTAATGGGCACAGTGAACCCGTGGAAGGATGACCGGGACAGCAAGTACAAGGTGCGCTGGGATGAATATTACAGACTGTGGCGCGGTATCTGGGCCGCCGAAGACAAACAGCGCAAGAGCGAACGCTCGCGCCTTATTACTCCGGCGCTCCAGCAGGCCATTGAATCGGTTGTTGCCGAGATCGAGAGTGCGATCCTCGACAAGCCGAGCTTATTCGACATCGTGGATAACCCGGAAGATCCTGAGCAACGGGACGTTGCCGCGATCCGCTCGCAGCTTCGTAAGGATCTGGACTGGGCAGACTACGAGCAGGCACTGAACGAGATCTTCCTAATCGGCGGACTGTTCGGTACTGGTCTGGCCAAGATCGACGTACGTGATGTTGAGATCCCTACCATCGAGCAGGGTCTCGAAGGTGCAGTGGTCAGTAAGGAAGTCCGGACGCAGTGCAAGCTGGTTCCGATACTGCCTACCGAGTTCATCATTGATACGGCCGCCAAGTCCATTGAGGAAGCCATGGGCTGCGCTCACGAGTATGTGACGCCACGGCACGAAGTGGTCAAGCTCCAGCAGGACGGAACGTACCTGGACAATGACATCAAGAACGCACCGGAACCGAAAGATCCGCTGCTGTCGGACGAGGCCCCGGACAATCTGGCCAAGACCGTCAACATCATTGACTACCAAGGTCTCGTACCACGAGCACTACTCGACGCTGTACAGCCGCTGGAACTGGAAGAGGGTGAGAAGCTCGTCGAGCTGTTCGAGGATGAGACAACAAACGATGCTGTGTCCACAAGCGACATCGACGAAGACGACCTCGTTGAAGCCGTGGTTACCATAGCGAACAACGGTACATTGCTGAAGGCTAAGCCGAACTCCACCCTGATGGGTGACCGGCTGTTCGTAGCTTACCGGCATGAGATCGTGCCCGATCAGTTCTGGGGGCGTGGTGTATCGGAGAAAGGTTACAACTCACAGAAGGCGCTTGACGCCAGCATGCGTGCCCGTATCGACGGTCTCGCGCTGACAGTGCACCCGATGATGGGTATCGACGGTGGCAAGATGCCACGCGGGTTCAAGTTCACAGTGTCTCCGGGCAAGACAGTCATCACCAACGGTGACCCGTCTGCGGTCCTGAAGCCCATGAACTTCGGCAACATAGACCCGAACGTCTTCACGAACAACGCTGAACTGGAACGGTATGTCACCATGAGTACTGGCGGCGCGGATGCCGCAGCGCCTGTTACAGTGAACGGTAGGAATGAAACCGCTGCCGGTATGTCCATGAGTATGGGCAACATGGTCAAGCGGAGCAAGCGTACGATCAGGAACATCGAACGTGAGATGATCATCCCTATGATCCAGAAGACACACCGAGTGTACATGCAGTTGGAACCGCAGTTGTATGCGGCTACTGACGTTACCTTCCGGGTAACATCTGTCCTCGGCACAATGGCTCGTGAGCTTGAACAGGCTCAGTTTGCCAACATGATGAATACGGTTGATCCTGGCAGCACTGGTTACTGGGTACTGATGAAGTCCATGTACCAAGCCAGCTCCCTGAGCAACAGGGAAGAGATGATGCCAATCATTGATCAACAGTTGCAACAGAGCATGCAGCCGCCTCCGCCTGATCCTATGGTGGAACTGAAGCGTCAGGAAGTTACCGCCAAGATCCGCGCCGAAATGGCACGCATCGAGACGGACCACATCCGAGCGATGGCAGAGGTTGCACGCGCAGCGAACGACGCAAGAACAGCAGAAAGTGAAGAGGCCAAGAATGAGTCTCAAGCTATCTTGAACCTTGCGAAGGCGCAAGAGGCTGCCATCGGTAGCAACTTCGCCACTTTGAAAGCTCAGGTGACACAGCTCGAACAAGAGTCTGTCTCTGAGCAAGGGCTAGCAGAGAGGGTAATCGCAAATGTCAACGCAACGAGAGATCCGAACCAAGCAGCTTAATGACCTGCTGGAAACGTTTACGACCGAGGGGTTTAAGTTGTACCACGAAGAGTGCCATGGCTTGCAGGCGAACCTGCTGGCCTCGGCCGCTCAGGACTGTGCAACTGGCGAAGCATGGATGCAACGCCGGGGTGAGATCATGACGCTAGACAAGATCATATCGTACCCGCAAGCCGCAATGGTCGAGTTACAGAACATCGACGACGCAGAGTTTGACGATGAGCAGGGCGGAAGTCCTACCAACTCATTGGAGGAATGATGAAAGTCTACGATTACAAATGCAACAAGTGCCACACCGTCACAGAGAAGTTCGTCAAGGACAGTACTGTAAGCACAATTGAATGTGCTATATGTGGTGGCACCGCAGACCGGCAGGTCTGTAAACCCCGCTTCAAACTCGACGGGCATGACCCGGCTGGTTTCCCCACGGCATATGACCGTTGGACCAAAGACCAGATCAAGCGTGCGGGTGATCCACACGCGCTCGACAAAGAAGCGGCACAAGAGAAGTAACCATCCTATAACCTTTATCAAGGCAGGAGATTAGATAAATGTCCAATGAAAGTGACAAGAGTACCGACGTGGTTGAGGAAGAAGTTGACCTGTTTGCCAAGGATGTTAATGATGACGCGCTCTTAGGAGTAAGCGAAGTCGGAGACGAAGCGGCACCTGCACAGAACGTGGATACCCTCACGCCCAAAGAGGCGGAGACTGAGGACAATATCCCCGAGAAGTACAAGGGCAAGAGTATCACCGATGTCATCGACATGCACCGTAACCTGGAAACAGCGTACGGACGGCATAACAATGAACTCGGCGAACTGCGACAGTTGACTGACCAGATCCTCAAGCAGCAACTCGGTGAGACGAAGGCAGCGGAACAGACAGTACTGGATTCCGACACTTTGCTTGAGAACCCGAACGATGCCATCAATGGTGCCGTGGAGACCAACCCCAAGCTGGTGGCGATTGAAGCCAAACTGGAAGCCCGCGAACGAGCTGACAACCTGAGTGCGTTTAACCGGGCACACCCGAACGCGAAGGACACCGTTAATGACCCACGGTTCCTCGCATGGGTAGAAGCAAGCCCGACCCGCATACGGTTGCTACAGCAGGCGAATACGTCCTATGACTATGAGCTGGCCGGAGAGATCCTGACCACCTACGCAAGCCTTAACCCCGCAGAAGCGGCGGCTGCAAAGGTCGAGGAGACAAAGGCGGCACTGTCAAACGCGAAGCCTGGAGCCGGGAGTGGCGGAAAGAGCAAGCGTAAGATCTTCAAGAGGGCGGACATCATGCGTCTCAGAGCAGAAGATCCTGACCGGTATGAGAGACTTCAGCCGGAGATCCTTAAGGCATACGACGAGGATCGTGTAAAGTAACACCTCACTTTTAACCAATCATTAGGAGATTTATCATGGCCGGTTTAGGCGGTGGTTCCCACCAAACAGTTACAACCAATGACAAGTTCATCCCTGCAATCTGGAGTGACGAAGTCATTGCCGTTTACAAGAACAGCATCGTGTCTGCGCCGTTGGTCAAGAAGATCAGCTTCAAAGGCAAGAAAGGCGACACAGTTCACGTACCGAAGCCCGGTCGTGGTTCTGCGAATGCCAAGGCTGCTAACACAGTCGTTACCCTGAACGTTGATACAGCGACCGAGCTGTTGATCGTTGTTGACCAGCACTTCGAGTACTCCCGCGTGATCGAAGACATCGCCGAGATCCAGTCTCTGTCGAGCGCCCGTGCGTTCTACACTGACGACGCCGGTTATGCCCTCGCCAAGCTGGTTGACTCTGCCATTCTGGCCGAAGCTGCTACCTTCCAGTCCGGTACTGCCTACGACGCCGCTGTTGATGGCGCTGTTGGTACTGTCACATGGGACGGTTCTGCTAACACCTCCACAGGTAACGGCGCGAACCTGACTGACGCTGGTATCCGTAAGCACATCCAGACTCTGGACGACCTGGACGTTCC